CAATGGATGTTGTAGTTGCAACTCCTGCGGCTATTGGCGCATTAGCTATAACCTTAAATGGATATATCGATCAGCTATAATTGATGTAATGTAATTCCCTCGATTTTGGGGGAATTAAAAATGAGGTTAAGCCATGACTTTTACCGTAACTAAATTAATATCCGAAGCGTATTACGACAGTTCTGTAGTTTCCAGGCAATTTGAGACGATTCAAGGGTATCAATTAAACGACGGCCTGCTGTGGCTTAACCAGCTTCTTGGCGACAAGGCCATGGACACGGGTGACATCCCGTATATCACTCAACAATACAGCTTTAACGCAGTTGTTGGACAAGAGACATATTTTGTGCCCGGTCTTGCGAGCATTGACGCTTTAGTATTCTACATAGGCCCTATTCGATATTCTATGCAATACGTTGATAGAATCAGGTATTTTGGCTCACCAAGGGCTAATAATATTAATGCTCTGCCGGTGTCTTACACATATGAGCGTGTACCTGGCGGCTGCAATATTTGGGTATACTTCTGGCCTCAGCAGGCTTTCGAGTTTAACGTTACAGGCAATTTCTTTATAGAAAGCGTAACTCTCAATCAGGATTTACAATCTAAGATTACAACAGCCAATTTAGGCGTCGCTACAGTTGTTACCCCTGGCACGATTAGCGCGGGGCAGCTTGTGGTTAACGGTATAGATTTAGCTGGAACTTATGCTACGGCATCAGACTTGGCGACATACATTAACACGGGGGTAATACCCTATGTTGCAGCCAACATTAACAATTTTGAATTTGTCTTTCAAAGTGTTTTAGGCAAGACAATAAGCATCGTTACGAGCGGTATATTGAACGCTCCAGTTCTCGGGCAGATTACATTTAAAGACTTTAGCCTGCAAGATGGCTACTTTTCGCAGAACTTTTACGCCATGGTGTTTGACGCTTTTTACACAAACTATCTTGAATACCAATTAGCTGAGCGTATCTGTCAAAAATTAAACTTTGCAGTGCCCGATGGCGTTAAGGAACAGCTAGCAAGATATAAGCTTCAAATAAATAAGATGGCTGAACCGCTAGACTTAAGATATCAAAAAATAAGTGTTTTAGGGGATATTAGAGGTATTAATTACGCACAGGCAAATATAGGGCGCGGATACACAACCGGCGGGGGCTTATAGCAATTGACAAGCGGAAGAGTTACACCGAACGGCACATCTCAAAAGCTAGATATAGTTGGCGGCTCTACGTTTGGAAAATACTCTAAAATATCTGCTGCAAAAACTTTTAACATGTACGTATCCAGCGCGGGGATTGAAGGCTCAGAAAACCAAGAAAATTGGATGGTGGGTTTCCCTGGCTATCACAGGGTTTTAAACTTACTACCATTTCCAAACCCTTACCCAAACCCGCCACTCCAGCCAGACGAAGTTCCGGCTGGTGCTGGTCGTGGCATATTTTACTCTGTGCGCGGTAACTTTATTTTAGTTGTTGTAAACAGCGTGGTTTACAGGCTAAGCCCAACCCTTGGCCAAACAACAATCGGCCCCCTAAATACGTCCTCCGGCGAGGTGTTTATGGCTGAAAATTTAAACTCTCAGATATGTATAGTTGACGGTCAAGATGCCTGGGTTTATCAGTATTCAGCGACAGTTAAGTTTGAAAAACAAACGGACGGCGCATTGGCAACAGGGGCTTTAGTTCCAAATTATGTTGAATATCACAATACTTTTTTCCTATTTGGGAATGGCAACACTAGCTCTAATGGGGCGTTTTGGTATGTATACCAATTTAACCCAGCAGGTGCTCCGCCTGTCGGCTCTCTTATATTGCAACTTACAGTAGGCGGCCAATTTGCCCTGCAAACTAAAGCAGATTCGGCGCTGGCGGTCAAAAGAATCCCTGCTCGCTCTAGTAACGTTTTAGTTTTTGGTAAAACAGTCTGCGAGGTGTGGACTCAAACAGGGGGCGTTGAAAATTACACAAAAAACCCAGCCCTTAGTATCAACTATGGCTGTCAATCTGTATCAACGATAGCCGGTGGTGCAGAGCTTTTAGTTTGGCTCGGCATTAACGAAGAAGAATCGCCGGTTATCTGTGCGTATGACGGCGCCAAACTGCAAAACATATCAACCGACGGCATAGACAAGCTATTAGGCTCTATAAGGCACCCTGAAACATCTACGGCAATGTTGTATCGTGAAGATGGGCATTTGTTTTATATCTTAACGTTTTATGACGAGCAAGATAATTTAACTTTAATGTATGATTTTAACACTGGATTGTTTTCTAATTTAACAAACCAGGATATGAATTTTCATCCGGCCCGCGGGATAGTTTATTTTAATTTAAAGACTTATTTTATATCGCTTAGAAATGCAGCTCTTTATGAGATGGATTCTTCTATAACCTATATAAATGAAAACTTACCCAGAACAAACGCCCAGTCGCCGTACAACTTTAATTTAGTTTATGAAATGCAGCAAATGCGCATAACATCCAACATAAGACTGGCAAATTCTGACAGATTTGTAGTTAACGGCTTAAATATAACTCTGGAGCAAGGCTGTGATGAGGACTATACTGGAGTAGACATAATAGATGGAATTATAACCGAGACTATAACAAGCCCGCCTTTAACTCAGATAGTCACAGAATTTGGTGATATAATAGTTACAGAAGATTCTGGAAGTGGTACGACTGGGGGGTTAATTGCCCGGCCAGATTACACGCCAAGAATTGACTTAAGATTTAGCAAAGACGGTGGCGTAACATGGAGTAACTACGTATCACGTAGCTTGCACGCCCTTGGTTATAGGCAGAATATTTTACACTGGGAAGGCATGGGCGCAACGAACGACATTTGTTTTTGCTTTCGCTATTGGGCCGTTTCACGCATTGTTCTAAACAACGGAATTGTTGAGATTATTATATGAAAACATCTGCTCACAGGTATTCTTATGAAAAGATTAAAGCTGGTAAAACCTGGAAACACATATGACCACTGCTGCAAACATTCCACAATACGCGTTTAATGCAGAATATTCTGAGCAAGAGATATATCAAGAATTATTGAATAGAGTTTTAAATGATTGGTTTCGCACAGACATAGGGTTTTTTTTGCCAAGCTTAACAAATGCAGAGGTTGCGACGTTGGTCGCTATAACTCCTGCGATAACGGCCCCAAGAATCTGGTTTAACTCAGACTTAGGCAAGGCTCAATTGTTGGTGTCAGCGGGTGTAACCGAAGTTATAACGAGCGTATAAAGGTAGATATTATGGGATTTAATTTTAGAGACTTATTACCAGCAGTCGGAAGCTTAGCTGGTGGCTTTTTTGGTGGCCCTATGGGTGCATCTGCGGGCGGCGCTGTAGGTAATATGTTTACTAGGGATAAAAGCGGAGAAGGCGCATCTAAGTATCTTGACCAAGTTCAGGGGTATGGGCGCGAGGCTTACAATCCGTTCATCAACCAAGGCCGTGAAGCTTATGGGCAACTTGGTCCAAAGTATAAACAAATGGTTAATGACCCTTATTCGATGTATAACGAAGATGTAGACAGCTATAAACCTTCGGCTCAATATGAATTTATGCAGCCAAGATTGAATCAGGCTATGGGCAACACTGCCGCTGCTGGTGGTTTTGTCGGTAATGATGCCGACCAAATGAGTCGCGCACAGCTTGTGCAGCAAATGTTAGGCTCGGACTTAGGCTCGTATTTAGACAGAATAAACGGCATGCGAGGTGCCGGGATGTCAGGTTTAGAGGGTTCTGTGGATAGAGGCTTTGGAGCATCCAGCAATTTAGCCGATTATCTTGGTAATGCAGCAGGAAACCAGGCCGGATTGTCGGCAAGCATGGGTGCACAGAAGCAAAAAGGGCAATCGAATAATATTAACGATTTAATAAGCAATATGACCCGTGGTTTTGGAGGTCAAGCTGGTCAATCTTTGAACAGCAACCAAACGCAATTGCCGAAATATGGTAATAGTAGCGGATTTAATATGCCTAATAACTGGCTATCGGGGGGACGTTAATGCCTTTAAACCCATTAAATTTTAACCAGCTTTTGCATGAGCCTAACAATACGGGGCTGTCTAACTTGTTTAGAAACTATTACGAAGGTATGGAGATGTCGCAGGCTCCGCAGAAAATGGCGCAGGAAAGGTTGCAAGGTGAGCTTCAGAATAAAATACTTGGCTCACAAGCTGAGTTTGTAAGGCCCATGGCGCAAGCTAACCTGCAAAAGCAACAACAAGAGAATGAATTTTACGGTCGATCTAAAGAAGCAGATATTGCAAAAGTTTTGGCAGAAGCCCAGAGGGCTGGCATGGGGGGGGACTTCACTGGAGCTGCTGGCAACTTAGCAAGGCTAAACATGCTTAAGAAAAACCCTAATGCCGACCAAGACTTAATTGCTGCATTGACATCTCAAATGGATCTAGAGCGTAAGCGTGAAGAAGGTATTTACGAGCATCAAAAGAAGATGACTGATACGGTTTATTACAGAAGTGCACCAACGTCTCAAAAACTTCTTATGAATGTAGACGCATTAGGTCAAAATAAAACTTATGACATGGAAGGTAACAAGATAGACTTAACGCCTGCCCAGGCAAAGCAGCGTCAAAATGTAATTGGCAAAGAAGTTTTAAAAAACACTACCGACCCAGCATTAAGACAAAGGCTAGAGTTTGCGCAAAACTTTGCAACCACAGTTAAAAATATTGATCCGGAATCGG